GACTTTGAGTTAAATGGGCAGTACACCAGAGAGCAGCTAGAGAACACTGGACTAGAGACAATCAACTCTGGTACGTATCAGTCATTAATAGATGATCTTTCATTTCATGCACTAGAAGAAGACATTTATGAGTACTCTATGGAAGAGCTTATAGAACGTTATGAAACAGAAGGAGGTATACTCCCTGGTGACTGGAAGTTAATGGACGAAGAGTCACAGTACAACTTCTTCTTAGACGACTACTTCGACATTCCTCGTCTTATTGAAGATCCTGATAAAGACGATCTTAGAGAAAACGATGACGTAACTGACGATGTAACTGATAACGTAACTGATGACGTAACTGACGATGTAACTGATAACGTAACTGATGACGTAACTGACGATGTAACTGATAACGTAACTGATGACGTAACTGATGACGACACTGACGATGACTCAGTAGTTGCAGACCTTTTTGAAGACGTTATAGGCGAATCAGAACAACGAATTTTAGACGAAATTGCAAATGCTAATTACGCTACTCCTCAAGACATTGCAGATGCTCTTGAAGAAGCTAACCTATTAACAGAAGACAACTTAAGAACTACATTAGAAAATGCAGGTTTTGCAACCCCACAAGATATTGCTGATGCGTTTGATGCTGCGGGCCTAGCAACGCCACAAGATGTTACAGACGCGATAGCAGCAGCAGGTTTAGCAACACCTCAAGATATTATTGATGCGTTAGACGCTTTTGGTTTTACTGATGCCCAACTTGAGCAAATCGTAGGAGCACTTCCTGAAAATTTAAGTTTAACCGATTTAAACGACGCTTTAAACACGGCTTTAGAAGGTCTTGCATTAGGTACTGATTTAGACACTGCAACAGACACTATTATTGACGCGGTTAGTGGATTAGATTTTGCTACGTCCCAAGATGTACGAGACGCATTAGAAGCCTTTGGGTTTACTGATGAACAGCTAGAGCAAATTGCTGGAGTAATTCCTGAAGGTTTAACGTTAGCAGAATTAAACAACGCCTTAACTGATTCTCTTTCTGGAATTGCATTAGGTACTGATTTAGACGAAGCCACAACTACTATTACAGACGCAATTGGTGGTCTAGCGTTTGCAACAACAGAAGACATTGAAAATGCTCTGTTAGGATTTAATTTTACTCAAGATCAATTAGATCAAATTTCTGAATTAATACCTGATACGCTAAGAGCAGGAGAAGTAGAAGATCTATTAGAAACTGCTCTTACTGGGGTGTCTACACAAGAAGACGTAGATACGGCCTTTACAAATCTTACAACTAACTTGGCCGAAGGTGTTTCAGGACTAGAAGCTGGACAAGAAGACATACTAACAGGACAAACTCGAATAGGAGAAGAAGTCCAGAGTGTTGAAGACTTGATTATGTCTAGTACAGGGCTTCTTACTGCACTAGGTGCTGCAGGTCTTGTCGGTGGTGGTGCTTCACGTCCTGCTGCTAAACCCTTTAAACAATTTAAAGAAACATTTGACTATGCACCTCAAGAAGTAAAGCCAGTAGAAACAAAATCAATGGACTACAATAAAGAAGTTGACAGGTTATTAACAATGGGCATGGGCGGTAAAAAACCGGGAATGTTAGTATGACGTATTTAAATTTAGTAAACAATGTACTACGAAGGATGCGAGAAGAAGAAGTTACTTCCGTACAAAGCAGCACTTATTCTAAAATGGTAGGTGACTTTGTTAACGACGCAAAGCGCACAGTAGAAGACGCATGGGACTGGTCTGCACTTCGGACTACTCTAACAATTACTACTACTGCTGACGTCTTTAACTACGTACTAACAGGAAGCCAGAATAGAATCAAAGCTCTTAACGTCCTCAACGACACAGCTAACTTGTTTATGGAGTACAAGACAGCTACGTTTTTTGATGAGGCTTACTTAATCTCAGACCCACGTAAGAGTGCGCCAACGTACTACACGTACAACGGCGTTGACAGCAACGGTGACACTCAGATTGACATTTACCCTACTCCTGACAAAGCGTACACTATTCGTTTTAACTGTGTAAAACGCGCTGCTGACCTGTCTGCTAATGACGACACAATAGACATCCCTGCAATGCCTGTGATTCACTTAGCTATCGCTTTGTTGGCTCGTGAGCGTGGAGAAACTGGAGGCACTTCTGCTCCTGAATACTTTGCTATTGCTGATAAGTACTTGTCTGATGCTATTGCTTTAGACGCTCAAAAGCATCCAGAAGAAACAATCTTCTATACCCCTTGAGGTAAACTATGGCACAACAATTACAAAGTATTAATCTTGTTGCACCGGCGTTTAAGGGAATCAATACAGAAGATTCTCCGCTGTCACAAGATCCGTCGTTTGCCGATGTTGCTGATAATGCAGTCATTGACAAGCGTGGTCGTATTGCGTCACGTAAGGGCTACAGTGTTATTACAACAGACAAGACTGAGCTAGGCTCTGCAAAGATTAGAGCAATCAAAGAGTTTGAAGACAACGCTGGAAACACTACAGTATTTTCTGTAGGTAACAACAAGATACTTAGCGGCACTACTACGTTAGTTGACGAAACTCCCGGTGGAGTTAGCATTACTTCTGACAACTGGAAGATGGTTAATTTCAACGACAAGATTTATTTCTTTCAGCGTAGTAACGAACCCTTAGTCTATGACGCTGTAGGAGGCTCTGTAGTGGCTCTTAGCAGCGTTTCTGGTGCTGCTGGTGTTACCAGCGCCATATACGGTAATGAGGTTTTAGCGGCTTATGGAAGGCTTTGGACAGCAGACGTAAACAACGACAAGTCTACTGTTTATTGGTCTGATTTGTTAATAGCCCATGATTGGTCTGGAGGCACTAGCGGTTCTATTAACCTAGCTAAGGTATGGCCTGACGGCTACGACGAGATTGTAGCGTTGGCTGCACACAACGGTTTGTTAATTATTTTTGGTAAGCATAGCATAGTTGTGTACCAAGGCGCTGAAGCACCAGCAACAATGACACTTGCAGACACAGTAGCAGGAGTAGGTTGCGTCGATCGTGACACTGTACAGTACACAGGTACGGACGTGTTGTTCTTGTCACACACTGGGCTTAAGAGCTTTGGCAGAACAATACAAGAAAAGTCAATGCCTATTACAAGTTTGTCAAGCACTATTTCTAAAGACATAATTAGTTTGTTACAGAATGAAACTGGGTTTTACCGTTCAGTATACAGCCCAGAAGAAGGTTTTTACTTATTGACTTTTTCTGCACAGGACACAACCCTTTGCTTTGACGTTAGAGGCACACTAGATAATGGTGCTTACCGTGTTACACGTTGGCCCGGCACAGGGTTTACGTCTTACGGTAGAAAAGACGACGGAACACTTTTGATTGGAACTGGTGAAGGAATCAGTGAGTACTCAGGATACAGAGACAACGGAGAACCTTATCGCTTTAAGTACTACAGCCCCGGTCTGACCTTTGGTGACCCTTCACGCCTCAAGATACTAAAGAAGCTACGACCTACAATTGTTGGTGCTAACAGTGCTATTATGTTTCTTAAGTGGGCGTATGACTTTGGAACATTTTTTCAAACCTCAGAGTTTACGGTAGGTAATCAGGTAACTGGCTACTTTAACGAAAGTGAGTTCAATAGCACAGCAGAGTTTACAGGTGGTGATCTTACGTCACGCCGTGGCATAAACACTACCGGAGGCGGTGGAGTTATAACAATTGGGTTGGAAGCAGACATAGACGGTTCAGGTTTGTCTCTCCAAGAGATCAACGTATTAGCACTAATGGGTAAAGTACTATGAGTAACTATACTAAGACCACTGACTTTGCCGCTAAAGACAGTCTACCTTCTGGGGACAGCGGTAAAATCATTAAGGGCGCTGAATTTGAAACAGAGTTTGACGCTATATCAACAGCTATCGCTACGAAGGCAGACATTGCTTCACCAACCTTTACAGGCACGGTGACGATTCCTGCATTGACGTTTACAGGTACGCTATCGACAGGAACAATTGATGGAGGTACTTACTAATGGTGGATACTGCTTACGGTTATTCTTCAGAATCTATTGACGACATGATAGATGCTTCTCAAACAGAAGGATTTGCTAATCCAACCAGCAGCGGAGGTTTATTTGACTTTCTAGGAGGCCTTGCTGACTACATATCTCAGCCCGGTGTTTTACTTCCCGGTCTTCTTGGTGGTCTGCTTACAGGAGAAGCTTACGGTCGTCTTAGTGACATAGGGTCACAAGCTAGAACCGCTGCTGACGCATTAGCACAGCAACAACTAGAGCAAACTCAGTTCAAACCGTTTACTGTGGCTACTGCTACTGGTGGTCAGTTTGGTACTCAAGTTGATCCTGCTACTGGTCAGTTTATGACAAGTATGCAGTTGTCTCCTCAAGAACAAGCTATGCAACAACAGTTGTTTGGAGGTGCTGGTCAGTTCTTTGGTGGCGCTACTGCTGATCCTGCGGTTCGTGAACAAGAAATTTATGACCAAATTAGGGCAGCTACGTCTCCTCAAGAGCGCATGGAGCGTCTGGGTCTAGAAGAGCGTCTAGCAGCACAAGGACGCCTTGGTGTACGTACAGCGCAGTTTGGTGGTACGCCTGAGCAGTTAGCAATGGAACGAGCGCAACAACAAGCGATGGCTCAAGCAAGGCTCGGTGCAGCACAGCAGGCACGTCAAGAGCAAATGCAACAAGCACAGCTTGGACAACAGTTCTTAGGTGCTGGTTATGTTCCTCAGACACAGCTTCTTGCGGCTACACAACCTTCTTATCAGCTTGCTGGTTTGCAGAACCTTCTTCAACGTCAAGGCGCTAACTTGTTTGGTGAAGCTACTATGTCTGGTCTTGAGGCACAGCTTATCTCAGAACAAGCAAGAGCTAACTTGTTGGGCGGTGTAGGTTCTAGCTTGTTGTCTGGTGCGTTTACACCACAGCAGTCTAACCCTTATGCTGGTCTATTTGAAGGACTTTCTAAGTTTTTTCCGGGGGGTGAGGGCTAATGGCTAAGTTTTCACAAACATTTTTACAAGGTCTTCTCCAGCCTTCGTATCAACAGGGGTTGTTTACTGCCGCACAGAGAGCAGGACAACTTCCGGGTCAGCTACAGCAACAACAAATGCAACAGCAGCAAATGCAAGCATTACGTAACGCAACTCCTATGCAACGTGCACAGTACGCTATGCAGACAGCACAGTCTCCTGCTCAGATTGCTGCTGCTCAGAAACAAATGGATGCTGCTCAAGCAGGTATAGACGCCGGTAGAAAAGAAGAGGCTGCTGCTGAGTTAAACAAGCTGTATCGACAGTACATAACTGAAAACGATCCTGCAAAGATTGCTAGTCTTGAGGGTCGTATACGTAGTCTGGCAACGGCTGCTGGTCGTGATGTTACTGCAGTAGAAAATCAACTACAAGCTGTTCGTAGTCGTAAGGCAACGCAAACTACTGAAGAACAGTTTCAGACATTCTTTGATAAGTACGTACCGGATGACAAGAAAGAAGAGTATCGTGGTCTTACTCAGGCGCAGATACTAACTCGTCTTGACCAAGATGCCGATGTAGAAGAAGCAAGAGAGTGGGCTAAGTGGTTGAACAAGAACACCATAACTGATGGTAATAGACAACAAGCAATTGATCTTGCGGTAAAAGCATTTGGCAGTAAAGCAGCGGCAGAGGTAGCGAGAGCAGAAGCTAGTCAGTTGTCTAAAGCTAAAGAATCTAAAGCAGAACGTAAGCGTACTTTGCTAGTTACTTATCAAGGTAGACAAGATCCTATGCTAGCTGCTATGGGTCAACCTGCTCCTACTGCAAAGCCAACCAAGCTAGAGATTTACTTAGATGAAGATGGTAATGTTCCTGAAAGAATTGAAAACTTATTAAATGATACTGCTATTTCTGCAATAGGCCAAGACTTTGAATATGTATGGTCTCCTAAAAAAGTTCCTGAAAGAGGTGTTCAACCTACTCAACCTACAAGTACAGTTCCTACTCTTAATCAAATAAGGGGCCGTTAATAATGGTACAGCTGGTCGTTAAAGAAGACGACACTAAGCAGACACCTACAGTAGAAAAACTATTAGAGAAGTACGGCAACACGCCTATTGATCAAATACCCGTAGATGATCTGCTAGTGATCTTTGGGGATACCCCTATTAATGAAATACCAGAGCAAGTTCGCGCTACTCTGATGAACGCGGCTGTCCAGCGTAGGGCTGAAGAGCTTGGTCCTGAAGAGGCTGGGTTTAGTGGTCTTACTTCCGCACAAGCAGCAGAGATGGCTCCATTTGCTCCTGCTGGTATGGGTATTCAACGTATAAACGCAGCGTCTATAGCTGGCTTTACAGATGGATTAATGGATTCTCTTCGTGGTTTAGGCTTAGCACCTAAGAAGTCCCTTGAAGAAGAGTTTGATACTAGAGTAGAACTAGCTAGAGCGCCTGAAGATTACTTCTCAGGTATGTTAACTGGCGCTGTTGTTGATCCTGTTGGTTTAGCTACTGGTGGTGTTAGTGGTAAGTTAGCTGTAGCAGGCGCTACTAAACTCCTACCTAACGCTCCTAAAGTAGCTACTGCTTTAGGTATTACTGCTGGTGGTGGTGCAGAGGGTGCGGCTCAGGGTGCGCTTATTCCTGTATACGAAGAGTTCGGCGACAGTCGTTTAATGAATACTATTTATGGTGCTGGCATAGGTACTGCGCTAGGTGGCGCGACTGGTACTGCAGGGGCTCTTGTTACCCCGCCGCTACGTCCGACTGAGACAAAACCAGAACTAGCACCACAGCCTGTATCTTTACAGCCCACTGCCCTTGCTGGTCAAGACTACAAGCCTCGAATGAACAGACCTGTAGAAACTCCTGTTACTACTGCTTCTGTAGAGCCTACACCTCAGGTTACTCAGTCTACTCCTGCTACGCTTAAGGTACAAAACATAGATCAACAAATTGCAGACCTTGAGCAGAAAGCACAACAAGTAGGACGTAAGAAGCGTAAGCCTATTGAGAAGCAGATAGAGAAGCTACGTGTTACTAGGCAGAAAGAGCTTAACCAAGCCAATGAAAAAGCTGCTGTTATTAAAGAGAAAGTTGTTTCTCTGGAGAACCAGCTAGATAGACTGTCTCGCCGCAAAGAAGAGCTACAACCGGGAGAGGCTGGTGCTAAGGCTAGACAGGCTCGTGCAGAACGAAGAAAAGAAGAACTGCAACAAGAGATAGATACGCTTACTGGTTTAGATTATTCACCTAACGGCGGATATGTTGTTACTATATCAGGCGTAGGATATGATAATCCTTTGCAGATTGTCAACAAGAAAAACAGATTAGAGCTAAACAATCCTACTGATGCAGAGATTAGTGTAAAACTAACACCACCTAAAGAGACTGGTGATCCTGTTACTGATGCAGCGAACAAGTTAAATTATATTCTTAACTCTGACGATGCTGCTCCACGACTAGGATTAGATGCTCCACCTAGTGCGTCGTCTGCTGGCGTACGTCCTGCAGTTCAGTATGCACAAGAAGTATCAGCAGGCATTGATGAAGCAGCAGCGCGTCGTGCTGGTGAGATGCCACCGTCTACTGCTAGAGATAGAGCAGATATGCCTGTAGGTAGAGATATAGGCAGACAAGAAGAAATGACCCAAGAAGAAATAGGTCGTCGTGCTGAATTGCTTGCTGCATCAACAGAACAGAAGCAACGTCAACAAGCTAAGCAAATGGGTTTTAAAGACGAGGACGTTGACTGGGCTATTCAGAATCTTCCTACTATTTCTGAGCGTAAGTTTACGTATGACAACGTAGAGCAAGCAGCTGCTAGATTAAAAGCAGGCCCAATCGGAAGGGACTATGATACACTCGTAGACTTTGTTATGGATCAAGACAGGATCTTTGCAGCAGAAGAGATGGAAGCATTACGTCCACTATTCATTGAAGCTAACAATAGAGTAGATCAGACACTGAAGCAGATGCGTAAGCTGAAGAAAGATGGTCAAGCTGACAGTGCTGAGATGGTTAAGTTAGTAGAAGATTTATACTTCAATAACTACATTGCAGAAATGCAAAGAACTAACGGTCGTGCTGCTTCTCATGTATTAACGCAGGCTAAAAAGACTAAGCGTTTTGTAGCAGAGAATACACGCCGTGTTAATCGCAATCAACTAATCACCAACCTGTTTGGAGTTAAGTGTGGCTAGAAAAGTTATATCAAAAGAATGTGAAGAAAGTATTAACAGGCTCCTTGCTGCTGTTGACTCTATGCCTGAAGAGTTTGAATCTATACGTCCAGAAGTTATACGTCAGCTTCTTAACGACGGCGGGTCTAAGAACTTTAATTTTGCTACTGTTATTTCTGCTGTTCATAATAACTTTCTTCTAGCGTCAACGGGTATGTTTATGGCTAACATAGGGTCAGCAATGGCTCAAGGTCTTTTGTACGTTCCTAACTCTATGATACGTAACGGAGCAGTAAATACTTATGCTGCTTATTCTGCTGTATTAGGAAAAGATGCACAACTAACTACTAACATGCTTAGGTATTTTAAGTCTGCTATGAAGACAGGTATTGCTTCAGACGTAGAAACTGATATTAGAATTGTAGCTGAACGTGCTGGCTTGACAGAAGAAAAACTAAAAGAAAAAGCTAAAGAAGCTTATGTTAGATCGTGGGCTGCAACAGACGATAGTATTACTGAAGCAGACATAAAAGCGTTTGTTGATTCTATCAATCTTACAGATCAAGAAGCTGTTAGATTTTTTTCTGACATAGAATTCATGGCAAACCAGCGGGTGCCTGATAAACTAAAATGGATTACTATTCCTCAACGAGGCGCTGTTGCTATTGACGAAGCAGCTAAAGTATTTTTTAGGACTTTACGTGTTTCTGAGATGGCACGTAAACAAGCACTTAAGCAAGCTCAGGCAACAGGAAGGCCAGTTGATGAGTTACACGCTGAGTATTTCTCTGATGTTATGAATGCACATAACGCACGATATCAAGGAGAGATGGACTTAGCAAAAGAAATAGAAACTACTTCTAACTTTAAAGCTGTTCGCGGTGCTACTGCTGCATTAGAAAAAAAGACTAATGAATTCTTTAAGCCTTTGTTTGCTGACGAAGATATTCCTTACGAAGATATTCGAGAGTTTGCTTTAAACCTTACATTCCAAAGAAGAATACCTACCAAAACATTATCTCCTGTAACAGGAATAGTTAATGTATTAGGCAGAACTAAAGGTAAGATGGGTAAGGAGTATTCTTTAGGAGAGAATGTAGTAGGTGCTGTAGTTAGTCAAGCGTTCCCTTTTACTAAGACTCCGTATAACATTGCAATGGATGGTATGTCTTATACTCCTCTTGCATTGATACCTTTCTTTAGACCTAAAATCCTTAGAAAGAAAATGAGAGACGGTAAGATAGTTACTGAAGCTGGTTATCAAGAAGATTACTTAACAAGAGTGGCTATCGGCTCAGCGTTTATGATGGGTATTGGTACGTTATTTGCTACGCAAAGTGAGGAAGGTCTTCCTTTTATTACAGGTACTCCCAAAGATCTAGAAGAAAGACGCAGATGGCAACAGGCAGGTATTCCTGAAAGGTCTGTTCTTGTTGGTGATGTCTATGTTCCTTTTGAGCGTATAGAACCTATAGGAGGTTTTCTCGGTCTTTATGTAGACGTAGCAGAAGCTGTGTTTAGAGAAAGAGACTTTGAAGATCCTGAAGAAACTCCAGCAATAGACATGATTGATGAGATGATGATTGGTCTTCTTAATGCATCGTTAAATAAAACAGTACTTGAGTCTGGTATACGCTTCTTAGATAACTTTAGATACTCCAACAAAAGTTTAGTTGAAGGAGCTATTGCTTCTGGTGTTGACATAGGCAAAGGATTTATTCCTACTGGTGTTTCTGACTTAGCACGTATTCTAGACGAAGAAGAACGCATAGCTAAAACAGCCTACGAAAAAATAATACAGCGTGTGCCAGGATTAAGAGAAACATTACCCGAAGCTACTCCTCAGTTTGAAGGTGTAGACATGAATCAAAATCTCT